TTTTTTTTTTTTTTTTTTTTGTAACAAAAAAAAATAAATTTTTAAAATTCCTATAACTAATTTTTTGACCCCCTACACTCTACACTACTACACACCCCCTACACTAAAAAATATGGTAAGGGTAAGTCATACGGTAAGCCATCTTTTTGACACCAAAACAATCACAAAAAAAATCAAGACCTATCTCCCTTAGTCAATGGCTTGGGCTTCAATAGGAGTAACTCATACATCTCACGTAAAAGGGCTAATTGTTGGGTCAACGTATCAATCTTATCCTGTAAGGACTGTATTCTGGTCTCATATTCCGTAAGGTCATCCCGTTCCATACAATACAGTAAAAAAAAATTGATTGAGAATTAATAAGATAAGAAACTGTATCAAAAATGAATAACAAGATGGAAGTAGCGATTGACATGATACTTGACAAATATTTTCAAGAAGAATACGAGAACTTTCTGGAGGAGATAGTGGATGAAAGTTTCAATTTACAAGACTACAATGAGTTTCTGAAATTACTTAGAAATCACATATTTTACCCGCTCATCGTTTTAAAATTTAAAGGTATGACGGAGGACTACGTGAAGGAACTCCACGCTAATCTGTGTAAACATGCCGTATATTGATGCCTATACTAACAAAAAACACGCCCACAAATAACCTATACTAACATCCTTTTTTAATTCAAGCAGTCTGGAGATACAGGTAGATATCAACCGTTTCATCAAACATGACCTTTAACCCTTTGGCTATATAACATATTTGTAAATACTCCTTATCATCCTTACAATTTACCTCTAATAAATCATACAATTTAGTTCTAATCCGTTCACACAACTGAAGATATAAACCAGGAGGCATCCCTCCATTCAATATATTACGTGTGAGGATAACAAACAATTTAAATATAGTAAGTAATGTAGATGGTTGTTTTTGGTGTCTCTTAACAAACCCATCGCATTTCCGATTGAATTCTCGTAAGGTCTCACGATGGTATTCCATTTTGTTGGTTGCTCATTTCGTAAGCATTTTAATCCCAATCAATTTTTTTTTATTAGACATTATAAAATGATGACATGTGGGGATTACGAGGAATATATCACAGAGTACAGTTATCTACGTGTCAATGAATATCTAAAAATGGTAAAACACCGAGACCTCCAAAGACTTCGACACAGTGAACTGATGAATGAAATCATTAGTCTTCATTGGCGTATACATTTCTTTCAGGTCAAACTTAAAAAACTTGAACTGAAACCAAACCAAGAAACACCCCATACCTCGCCTATAACAGAAATCAATCACACAGATAACCTATATTAACCAGACAATATCACTTTTCAATCCCATTTTCCAACAATAGTAGAAACAGTCAAAATTACATGCTTTATTCTGGTCTTTCACCTTTTCGCCATTCACCATTTTTTCAAAATGAATGCGTTTGCGTGGAATAATGATTTGTATAGGGTCATCTGTCTTACTGAATAAATTTCTAAAATATTGGGTATTGATTTTAGACGACGGCATTATCAAGATAAACGGCTTACCCAACTCTTTCAACCGTGTCAACACTGCTGGAACTTGGGTAAACGGTGGATTACTGACCACTAAATCCCCTAAATCATTCTCAAAAAAATCAATCTCTTCGTGAATGACATCGAAACCCAATTTCCTTAGGTGTGTACCGCTCTCGCCATTACCGTAAAAGGCTTCCCATACCACTTTTTCCTTAGGAATATAATCCTTGATATCCTCCCACGCACTGAAAGGGGTCATATAATCATCGTGTTTAGTAAAGGTCTCTGTGTGAAACCCCGCCATATTATTTCTTGATATTATTTGTAATATTTATCTCCAATCAATTTTTTTTAATCCTACTTAACCTTTCCCTAATAACTTCCTGTATCCACGAAACTATAAACCCAATGACAAAACCCATTAGATAATCCCTTTATTTTTATTAAAAGAATTTAATAAAAATATCCAGATATTTAAATGGATAGGGAAACATACTTATTTCACCAAACTCCTCCAGAACTTTGTAAAAAATTAATGGAATATATCCCACTTGAAGAGGGGGATATAATTCTTGAACCCTTTAAGGGGGAAGGAGGCTTCTATAATCATTTTCCAACCAATACAATCAATGAGTGGTGTGAACTGGAACAAGGAAGATGCTACACCTCATATACAGGACAGATAGATTGGGTAATCACTAATCCACCATTTAAATTAGAAACAGATAAAGGACGGGTTAATTCATTCTCTTACCTGTTAAATTACTATATTGATAGAGCCACAAAAGGCGTTGCTTTTCTGGCTAATTATTCGTGTTGGGGAAGTTTAACACCAAAACGTGTAAACGAAATTAATAAAAAAGGTTGGTATTTACAGAAGGCAGTGGTCTGTAATGTAAAAAAATGGTCAGGTCGTTATTATTTACTTATATTTCAGAAAAAGCCCAATGATATATTCCCAGTCATTACAGGTTCATTTTAATTTTTCAAGTAAAAAACATTCATCCCAATCGGTTAAATAAGAAATCTTTTCCTTAAGAGCCTTAACCTTTCTCGCAGTTCTCTCACGGAGTTCCATCATCTTCTGTCTGGCTCGTCTCTCTTGCATGAAACAAATAGAAAGACAAATCATTACGCCTAAAACAAACTCCTGCATATTTATTATACCAAAATATTTTAAAAAAAAACTAATACTTTTCTACGATTATATTGTCTCCAACAGAGCATATATTAACTTTATAAAAAAAACCCTTTCGGTACTCTCTTTTGAAAAAAGAGAACAAAAAAGCAGGAAAGGGCATTTAAAAAAACATTTCTAAACCTTTCTTTAACTGACCCATATCATACTGGGCTTTCATCCTTGCGGGTGTGGTCTCTGCCTGATGGTATCTTACAGAAGCAGTCATATAATGGGTTGCTGGTTTCAATATTTTTTTTGGATATTTCTTATATTGAACTCCTTGAACTAACTTCATCATATTATCCTGTAAATCTTTGGTATTTTTTACATTTAAATCAATCATTTCCTTTTCTTCTTTTTCTTTTTCGATTGGTATCTTTTTATAAGATTTACGGCATTTCTCGCTATTCAACGCTACGCCATACTTTACCTTGTGGTCTTTTGCCCACTGTTTCACATGTAAAACCCATTGACTTGGTTTACGTGGAACTTTCTTGACACGACAATCTTCTCCACAGTGTCCAGCCCCCGATTTCATTGGAAACCCGTATCTCTCTAATTTTGGAACAAGGTTATCCACAGTCTTCTGTGCTTGACCTGAAACACTTGCATCCGCATTATTCAAGTCCAAATAGGCTTTCATATAAAACCCAGCCATATCTTTTATTCTATCGACAGCCTCCTGTGAAACAACACTTGTTAAAACTTTCTGGATGTCATCTATCTTCCTCTGGTAATCATTTGGTGATGTAATATTCAAATGGATATGTTGTAAAATAGGACGAACTATCTCATTTATATTTAATAATTTTACAGGAGGTACAGCAGGAATGTCTATTTTTTCTTCAGGCTTACTCTTAGGAGGTGCAGATGGAACGGCAGGGAGGTCTATTTTCACAGGTTCAGGCTTACTCTTAGGAGGTGCAGATGGAACGGCAGGGAGGTCTATTTTCACAGGTTCAGGCTCAGGTAGGGGCTTTTTTGCTGGAGAATATACTCTCACATCTGTAATGGTAAACCCATCATTTCTAAGAGGCTTAGCCAGTTGTATTAATTTAGAACCAATCTCTTCCTTTTGTTTCTCCTGTCCTCTGTGTGGCTTGGTTCTATTATATTCCAATTTCAAATTCATATATTCCCTTGCTCTACCTAATACATCCTGAGTAATTTTACCTTCATTCCTTAGTTTACTTAAATCAATTATATTAGAATGATACTGGTCTGTCGTAGTAATATTTAAATTTATTTTTTTTAAAAAATCGTAATGCTGTGGAGGTAATACCTTAGGAGGTACAGCCTTAGGCTCAGGTGCTTTCTTTGGTGGTGTGGTTGGGACAGCAGGAAGGTCAAACTCAGGCTCAGGTGCTTTCTTAAAAATACGTTTTGTAGGCTCAGGTTCTTTCTTTGGAACAGTAGGAAGATTAAATTCAGGCTCAGGTGCTTTCTTTGGGACAGGTGAAGGCTCTTGTAAGGGTTTAATCACTTTTAATACGTCAGGCTTGAACCCATATTTTTCCAAATACTTAATGGCTTTATTTCGGTCATCTTCAAATACTGCCCTTTCCTCAGGGTTAGGATTAGCATGTTCCAAATAAAAAGTGGTAAGCATATACATGGATACATTTTCCTCAAACCGTTCTAATCTTGTTAATCCAAAGTTTCGTTTAACGAAAGCAGTAGTCTCATTTTCTTTATCCTTAATTTGGTCTAAATTGGTAATCCTAATGCTTGGAAACACATCAGGCAGGAGAGGATTACGATTAGGAGGACTTACAAAACGTGCATCAACCTTAGGAGCGGTCTTAAAAACACGTTTGGGCTTAGGCTCAGGTCTTTCCTGTAATAGTTGTTGAACAAACTCAGGACGAAGTGCCTCCTGTGGCTTAGACCTAAACGTAGCCCTTGATATAGGGAATACAGGTATCTTAGACACAACCTTTTTAGGCTTACGCTTGGGCTTCCTTGATTTTTTAGGAGATTTTTTGGCGGGGATAGAAAAATCCTTTTTTCGTCTCATTATATATTAGTCAAGAATTAAATATCTTACCCTATAATATATAATGTCACAGTTGAACCCAGTCACTAATTCAGCCCAGCCTGACCAACAGTACTTTGACTTAACCGTAAGTAATTTTGATGGTGAAAACAGTAAGCCCGTAAAATTTGAATACAATGAACCACGTGCTAACGCATTCCTTAATAAACCTGAAGACTACTGGCTCTCCATTCTACGTTTCACGGCAGACACCAACACATTACCCGTTGTTATTCCATCCATTAAACAGAATAGCCCTAACCGTGATGATACCATCTACAGTGTGACACTGGAGTGGTCAAGTGTTCCCAACACAGCCCCTGATGTGATAAGTCAACAGTATATTCAATGGATACCTCAAGATAAATCTGCAGACGTTCCCCTACCACCAAGCCAGAATTTCAATAAACTACAGAACAATCAAACTGGCTATTACAACTGCTACAACTACTCCTTTTTCGTTCTACAAATTTATAGGGCATTGGAAGTGGCTTTCGCAGACATTGAAGCCCAAGCGACTTCTAAAGGAGCAGTCCTACCCAGCCCAAACAACCCAGTCGTAAATTGGGATACGACCAATAATCAACTTATTTTATACGCAGACACTGCGGGATATAATTTAGACCCAGCGGGGTGGGTCATCCCATACAACCCTATCAAGATTTATTTTAACTCAGCCTTATACGCTCTCTTTAGTAGTCTTCCAGCGACACTTCAGGGATTTGAAAAACCAACATTAGGACGTAATGCCCTGATTGGTGTGGTTAACATTGGTGATACAAACCTCCAGAGCATCATACCCAAGGGAACAACTGTACCGTATAAAGCCATCTGTGTGTATCAGGAATATAGCACAACCGCATCGATGTCGCCTATCGTGGCTGTGGTCTTTACTACTACAACCCTACCCGTACACCCGTCTCAAGTGTCTACGCCAGTGGTCTATTACAATGGAAAACCAAGTATAGTAGGGTCAAACGCCAATACCAGTAATATTATCACTGACATCGCTTCTGATAACGGTGTTTATAAACCAAATTTGGTTTATCAACCGTCATCCCAGTATCGTTTAGTGACACTATACGGAAACCAGCCACTAACAAACTTGGATTTCCAGATTTATTACAGATTAAAGGATGGAAGCCTCGCCCCCCTTTTATTAGAAGCGGGAGGGGCGGTAACCCTGAAAATAGCCTTTCTTAAAAAATCCTCGTATATCGGGAAAGGGATTGAAAATAGACCTCATTAAACTTTAAGGATTTAATTCAAATTAAATGTAAAAATAAAATATTAGACTAATGTATAAATGGCTGACGCATCGTTTAAAACTGTTCTCGTTAAGGATTCTATCCTCGCTGACATCACCCCTGACCTCGCTTACGCTGTTCAATCGGGTGGTGCACAAAAGACGTATCAGGCATTCCCATCTACAAGTGCCTCCAACTCAGCAATTATTTTTAACGTCCGTCTCCCAAGTGAAAGCGTGGTCATGGGTCGTGATATCCTTCTATCCACTGGTCTTACATTCCGAGTGAAATGCGGGGCAGTCCCTGTAGGCGAGACGGCATTCGAATATGGTGTTACTGACAGTCTTCAGGCGTTCCCGTTGAACTCGCTTTTCACTACGGCAACATGTCAGGTGAATAACACCACTGTGAGCATCAACATGCAGGACGTGCTTCCATCCCTTCTCCGTATGAACGATAGCCGTGAACTTTACCGCTACAACTCAATGACCCCAGCCCTCCCCGACCAGGCTTGGGGGTCTTACAAGGATGCGGTTGGTTCTAACAGCAACCCAATGGCTTCTTACAACAATCCGAGTTACGACTTAGACCAGGTCTCCCGTGGGTCGCATCCAGTCGTCTTGAATGTCGTACACAATATCTCAGGTGGTGGAACAGATAACTCGCTTGTCTCCACCAACGTGGCGGATACTTGGGTGATTACTATCCAGACTGTCATCTGTGAGCCTGTATTCCTCAGTCCATTCATCTGGGGTAATCCTGAGTTTAACGCTCAGGGCATCCTCGGTGTGAATAACTTGACCTTCACCCTCAACGTGGATGCTCAGTGCAAACGCTTGATGTCTACGGGTAAGTATTCTATCGTCGATAATAAAAAAGTTCCTTACATTACCAGCATCACTCTTGGTGCTACCGATGGGGCTAACGGTTTCACTACAAATGCTCCAATTGGTGCTTACCTCGCCCAGACTGCCCCGACCCTTCACCTCAAGTTCCTCAGTACCCAGCCTACGGACTTGATTGAGACCCGCAACGTTGTTCCTTTCATGGATATGCCTCGGTTCTTGAGTTCTGCAGCCAACAACGGTGCACCAATTCCTCCCCCAGTCGAAGGTGCTTACACTACAAGGACACTCACCTCGTCTAACATCCAGTTGAACCAAATCCCTGACCTTATTGTCATCAACGTCCGTAAGCCAATGGCGGAACAGAACGCCAGTGATGTAACTGGTTTCCTTACGGTGAATGGTTTGTCTATTAATTTTAACAACCAGAGTGGTCTGCTCTCGTCTGCGAGTGCTTGGGATTTGTGGCGGTTGTCATCTAAGAACGGCTCAACCCAGTCGTGGGCAGAGTTCTCGGGTCAACAGACGGTAAATGGTCGCAATGGTATCGAGCCTACCACCGCATTCGCTTCAACCACTGGGTCGCTTATCATCCTAAACCCAAGTTACGACCTCAGTTTACCCGCATACCTCGCCTGTGGATCGCTGGGCCAGTATAACGTCCAATTTCAGATACAGGTTACTAACCAGTTTGAGGAGGAGATTACCCCTGAAATTATCATTATCTGTGTCAATTCGGGTATCATGAGTACCAATATGGGAACGACCAGTACCTACACAGGTATCTTGACTAAGGATATGGTGATGAGTGCTAAGGAGAGCCGTGACCCAATGTCATCTGCCGAACACCATCGCATGGTCGGTGGCTCGATGCTTAACCGTCTCCTTACCAGCCACATCCATCGTAAGCGTCTTAGTAAAGCCCCGATGAAGGAGGTTGGAATGCCTGAACCTCTTAAAATGGCTAAACACCGACTTAAATCAATGATGTGAAAATAATAATATATTAGACTATATATATATGGCGAACCTAACATACGATTTTCCACAAAACCGAAAGGTAGCCCACCTGCTTGAAGCGTATAACCGTAAGAGAAATCAAATGATTGGTCTTAACCCAACTGAATTACCTATTAGGGATACATATCATCAGGGATTAGTTGGTGGTGGTCTTGTCCCATCGGGAAATTCACCCTCTTATCCTCCTTACGATATGGACGTTCAAGGTGTAATGTCTTACCATCCACGAAGACAATACGTAAATAGTTTTTCAATGGAACAAGTAGAACCCAAAACAGGTGGTAAAGCGGGACGTAATTTTTTAAAGAAATTACTTAAAAGTGCAGAGCCTGTTCTTGAGATAGCGTCCAAAAAAGCGGTTGAAAAACTTAGCGGGATGGGACGTAAGCCACGAAAGGGTGGGTCAGAATTAGGAGCATACAAAGGAGGTGCTGGTTCAGGTGGTGCTTACAGTGGTGGTCGCTCCAAGTCTGCCCGAGGTGCGTTGGTGAGTAAGTTGATGAAAGAGAAAGGAATGACACTACCCCAAGCGTCTAAATACATTAAAGAGAAGGGTCTGTAATAAAATATATATCCTTATAGTATAAGATGCCCCGATTTCATCAAAACGATATTAGTGAGATACCTATTAAAAAAAGGGTAGTCAAACTTTTAAAGGACATGGCTGAGATACAGAAGCCCCCATTGGAGGTAGAAGGTACGCCATTTGATATTGTAGGTAAATACGAGAAGATGATTGAATTTTTTTACACGTATTTAGTTTATTTAGGTGAGTTGAGTTTAGTGAAAAATAAATACGTTGGTGGTGAGAACATTGTCGCTCGTATTTTAATTTCTGGTAAAAAAATAGTCCAAGCAATGAAAACATTAGACTTTTCTCTCATTTCTAAATCTCAAGTAGAACAAATAGGAGAGTATATTCGAGAAATGAATGAACTTGTAGAAGACATTAATAGAGATATACCTGCCCTTGGAGACCAGCCAGAAGACCGTGCAGTATTTGATAAAATTAATGGAGACAGAACAGAGATTAATGAAATCTATAAACAACAACTACGTAATACAGGAATATTAGAACAACTACGTCTACAGACCCTCCCTATTCAGGGACTTAGTGGAGCGGGGTTTAGTGGTGGATACGTTCCTATTCGTTTCTATTAATATATAGAGTAAGCGGTAAGCGGTAAGCGATAGATTTCACCCACTGTAAAAAAAATAATTTATTTTTTTGGTTTTTCATCCAAAAAAATAAAAAACAAAAGAACATGTAAGAGCCAGTCAAAATATATGGCTTACCGCTTACCGCTTACTCTCCTCGCTTACCCTTGAGCCAACACTCGTTTTCACTCATCAATACCTGAGGATAGGACTTGAAGATAGTGAGCCACCTGCCTGTAATTTTACGGCATTCTGCTACTTCTTTTTTATCAAACCCGAATGAGGTCTCTAACAAGTACTGTAGTGAACGGTTACCCATTGTCAAGGGGAAAATAGTGACACTTGTAGCCTCTCCTAAAATGCGTTTTGTCTCGTGTCCTGCATTGGCTACGTGGGTTGTATAAATGACAGAACAATTAGCATGTCGCCCAGTTTCAAGTAAGTTATTTAACAATGATAATACTTTCTTTTTTACCTGCTTATTACTAATCACGTCAACATCATCAAAAACAACAAGACTATCTTTAAAATCATCGCATGTTAATTCTTCATTTAAAAAGGCATCGCTTTTTATTTTAATCCTTTTCAAATATTTGAGTGCGTCAAGGGTGCTATCATTATCCAAAGAACTCATGATATAAATGTCTCGTTTAGGGAAAGACTTGTGATACGCTTTAATGTATTCACGAGCGTAATAACTCTTACCACTTCCAGATGGTGCAGTAATATATAAAACATCTCTCTCCCGTGTTTTATCTGGAATGTGTTGAAAGGTTAACCCTTCCCGCAATTTTAAAGATGTTTTACCTTCTTCTACTGAATTGGGTTTATCTGTAATATACAAATCTCTTTTACCTACAGAAGCCAATAAATGTCCTTCATTTTCGTGATTAAGAGCCATTAGTATATATAGAGATAATTAAAGGCTTCTAAGAAACTCTAAAGAGGATTTATTTATTTTAGTAGATAAATATTGAATAAGACCCTCTATTTCGTCTTTAGCGGTTTCCTTCGTGATATAGTTCATCTGTATCAATTTATTTTTAGGTATACCGTAAAGACTGGATAATTCTTGTTTAATGACTTGTAGATTTTTGTAAATATGACCCCAAGGCTCAAGGTCAAGAACCATATACAAAGTATTGAGTTCATTCTTAATTTTATTCTCAAAGCCAACAGAACTATTAAAAAATGCCTCCATCTTTTTCAGTTTGTCTTTATTCTTAGGGTTTAATTTCATCGCTGAGTATAATCTCTTAATCGATTTCAATGTATTGGTCTTGTGGTATTCCTTAATATCACTTTCCAGACTGGCTTCTATCTCTTCCTTGGTCTGTTTTTTAAAGTTAGCCTTGTTCCCAATTTTAATAAAATAATTGATACTAAGTTCCTCATATCTGTCCCCAACCCGAACAATCAAGTCTGCCTTAACTGTATGGGGCTGTAGAATAGCATCTTCTAATTTAACACCTCTCAAGACACCCTTTTTAATATCTTGGGTAGACCATCTCAATTTTTCACCTTTTTTATCCAGACCAGCCTTGAACTCTATCAAATGGGTATTTTCCATTTCAGTACATGCCTTTCGTAAATACTCTACAATGTGCTTAGGCGTTATATTTTTAATGTCTGTGTTCACATCTATATCACTCGCAAATAAAATACCCCGAATGCTGTTAGACCCAACCAGTTTAGATTTACCACGTAAACTAAAATGATTGATTTCCTTGACAATCGCATTATTTAATAAATCAATAGATTTCTTGATAGCCATCTATACATTATACAAGAGATAATAGGCGTTGAATAGCAAGGGAGTATTCAATGTCAGCGACCATTAACCAAATCATCCATTGTAAATCCAACTCGTTAATTTCCATATAATAAAAATAAACATATATATTAAATGAATGTTGAGACAAATGAACTATTAAAAAAATTAAAGAAACCTGAAGCAATAGAAATCATCCGTAATTACTATACTACTATAGGGCGGGAACAAATACCACCAATTGAAAATTACACCTTAGATGAATTGAAAAAATGTATTCACTTATTTGGAATACAATTAACCTATAAGACAGAGAAATAATAAATGTTAATCTATAATATATGAAAGGTGGTAAAGTATCAGCCAAAGAATTAAAACAGTTTATAGATGCGTCCTACGAGAAACATGCCCCTGAAAAAATAGGCGACTACATTCTCGATAAAGAACTATCCAAGGCTACAGGAAAGGTCTACCACAATCCAAAGACTGGAGAGACCAAAGTTGTTCACCGTGGGACAGAAGGGACGCTCAAAGACTGGACGAATAACCTCGCTTACGCTACTGGTCTATATGAGCATACGCATCGCTACAAGCAAGGGAAACGGATGCAGGAAAGGGCAGAGGCTAAATACAACCCAGAGAATATAGATACATTAGGGCATTCACAGGGGTCTGTGCTTTCTTCTAAATTAGGTAAGAAGACCAAGAATGTAATCAACCTTAATCCAGCCTACAGGGGAGAGGCTACAGAAAAGAATGTTACTAATATCCGTAGTAGTGGCGACGTTGTCTCTGCTCTTCTCAATCCTGTCAATACGGTTCGTAAATTATTTGGTAAAAAAAATAAGGGAAAGACTGTAAGCATTAAAGCAGAGACCAAGAACCCATTGAAGGAGCATTCCAGTGATATATTAGAACGAGAAGGAGAAGCGGTATATGGTGGGTCATTTTTTAAAGACTTCGCTCGTGGATTTAAGCAAGGCTTTACAGGTACGGCAGACATCGCTACAGGGGCGTTGACTGGAAACCCAGAAAAAATAAAAGAAGGTTTCAATACTGTTACAGCAGGGGCAAGAGTTCGTAAAGCGAGAGGTAAGCCTCATTTCGAACTTAGAGTGGGCGGTAGATTACATTCCACGTATCAATCACGCAGGGAAGCCAATAAGGTTTTAAAGGGTGGAGGCTTTTTGGATGACTTCGGTCGGTCATTCAAGAAATCATTTAACGGAACGGCTGACATGGCTACAGGTATGGTCACGGGAAATCCTGAGAAGATAAAGTCAGGCTTCAATGATATAGGAGATGCTTACGTGGGTAAAGGACGTAATCAAGATATAAAACTATACGGTAAGATGCTGTCCCATTTAGAGAACCATATTATAGATATTCACGAACCCGTAGACAGTCGTGATTTTATCCAAGCCAAGGAATTGATAGATGCTATTAAGCGTAAGAAGATGCGTAAATAACTGCTGAGACATACCCACCAGATAGTTGGATAGAAATATCTGGCTTAAATAATTAAAATATAACTATCTAATTCAGATAATTATATTTTATATATCTATTATAGATAAATATAGACAAAAACTTTAAAGTTTTTGCATATATTTAAATGTAAATATCTACAATAGATAATTCTTTTTTAATTATCCAATCCAGATAGTTTTATTTTAATTATCTGGACTATACTAACAAAAAAATGACGGCATTCTATTGTAAAAAAAATGGATTGAATTAAAAATGTAGTTATCATTTATAACAATGGCTTCCAAAATAAATACCGATATTAAAAAAAGGTCTAATCCTAATGATGTGTTTTATACTCCTCTACCTCTGGTAAAAATCCATTTGGAATTTGTGAAAGAATATGTAGACGAAGGAGATATTATATTTGATGGTTTCTACGGAAGTGGGAATTATTATAAAACTTATCCCGAAGTCTTTACAACGAATACATTTGATTTTACTGAGATTGAAATGGGTAAGGACTTCTTTGAATATGACAAGAAAGTAAATATGATAGTAAGTAATCCTCCGTATAGTATGATAGATAAGGTTTTAGAAAAATCTATATCCTTAGAACCTCATACGATAAGTTATTTAATAGGACAAAATAATTTGACATGTAAACGTATTGAATATATGAATTCGAATGGCTACTTTTTAGATAAGATGTATTTTACAAAGGTATTTAAATGGTTCGGGATGAGTGCGATTGTTGTATTTACTAAAAAATCCAAAAAGAACTGTATTGAGTTTGATAGGACTGTATGGAAGTAATTTATTTAGATATATATATGCCGACTGTACTGAATCAGAAACTGTATGACAAAATAAAAAAGGAAGCCGACAAACTATACGAGAAACCAAGTGCCTATAAGAGTGGCTGGATTGTAAAACATTATAAGGATGCTGGTGGGACATACGCTGAGGACAACAAGCCCAAAGCATTGACCCGTTGGTTTCAGGAGAGGTGGGCAGACATTGGGGGCGAGGATTACCCCGTCTATCGCCCTTTTGTAAGAGTAAATAAAGCGACACCATTGACCGCTTTTGAGATTGACCCCAAACAAGCCAAGAAACAAATTAAGTTAAAACAGAAGATAAAAGGAGAAAGTAATCTCCCACCATTCAAGCGTAAGACTTAGTCTGTCTTGGTGTAGTTATTGATAAGCATATTCACAGATGTCCCCATCTCTTGAGCGGTGTCTTTCAAGGTGTCTACTGCTTTCTTGAGTTCTTGCTTATCTTCCTGACTGTTATCTGTTGCGAATATATTCCTTATCATTGACACTGATATTTTTTTTCCAATGATACGATTAAGCATGTAGGTCATTTGGGTTGATTTATCAATGTGCTTACCATCCATTGTCATCAATAGATGCGGGTCAGTCTTGCTGTGATACTTCAGATATAGTTTCAATACTCGCATCATGTCGGGACTAATCGGGACAACTTGAGTGTTATACGTTGTCTTGGTCTTGTAATTATTAAACTTGAAATGAGAGCCATCAAGGTAATTCATTGCAGGGTCATCTCCTTTACCGATTACCATCTGAGTATAATCCTGCGACCGTCTTGGAGATTGTAGGGTATACAAGGATAAGATTACGAGGTCTAACAGTTTATTATAAACCTCTTCGCTTATCTTTTTCTTAAGCATTGGAGTGACCTCTTCCTCCATTTTATCCCGCAGTTCTTTCAGTTCATTGAAACTCATCCAATTTTCCTTTTGTTTTTCTGTCTTCTCGTCGCTTGGTTTAAAGTCCTTGTTGATTGACATCATCTTCTCATGAAAGGTGTCGTATTGCTTTTTAAAGGCTGGTTTATCCTTCATTACGTAGAGACAAGCCAGATAATAGGTACGCCTTGTGTTGTGACTTTTCTTTTCTTCTATTTTTTTAATGATATCATCCGTCTTCTTGAGACCATTAATATTTTTAAAATCTTTCCCAAGTAATTTAGTAAGACAACCAAAGTAAAGTTTTTGACTGTTTTGAGACAACTTTCCACCACCGAATAAACTATCCATTGATATAAATGGATATTTTATTTTAATTATTTTATTAGATAAATTACCAAAGTAGCCACATCGCTAATAGTCCTCCAATTCTATTGTCTTTAGAGTGTCGTTGATAATATAGATGCCGTCTCCTATTTGCTTCCTTTCTGTCGTGTCTAAGTAAAGTAGGGTAGTCAACGTAGCGATTGTCCCCAATACTGGCGACATACTTCCCCATGTAAAAGACATCCAACTTTTTGTATTTACGGGTGGATGGTTTAACCTCAACACCGACCTCCATTGCCTTTTTGTAAGTATACGGCTGTATCTCATACATACTATTACGATATATTTTTTTAAGATAATTGAAGAACTGTACAATTTACACGTAAGTCTGCCCGTGTACCTCCTCCAATTGGTGCGGTTGTAGTTAGACGGAAATAGCATCCACTTTCTGGAATCATTACGGTAATATTACAGGATGCGAACCCCCCTGCAGTGGTTATAATGCCTATAGCGTCAGTCGTGTAAAGGGGTACATTGTTCTTAGAGACTTGAACTTCAAACTGAACGAATTGACCTATAACCGTCCCATCTGTATTTACAGACAACTGGAATATAGCCAAGCCTGTTTTAAGACTTGGAGGGATAGCATATAAATTGTATCCTCCCACAGGTACATTTCTTCTGTCAATGATTTGAGTTACCATTTTCACACCGTTCTCATTGTCCCAACTCATTATATTATATAATAATATTTTATTTAATAGAACTTAGCGATTTTGTATTCCCAAACAGCATTTACCCGTGAACCTGCCTCAACTGGTTGAGCCTGTAATATGTATACGACCTCACATCCTGCCTTTGGAATAATGATACTACCAGCGAACAAAGCGGTCGCTGTCTGGGTATCGCTGGGGGGTTGTTGAGATGTGCAGTAAACGGTCGTTCCATTTTGGGTGATTTGTGTCGCCTTATCTACTAAAGAGACCTGAAGTGTAAACGTGGTTAATGCAGGGTATACTGCGGTCAATCCATTAAATTCACAATCTACGGAAAAATGAAACAATCCTGCATTGACACTTTCAGGAATTACATCCAATGTGAAATAACCTGCTGGGGGATAGTTTGAGGTCTCCTGAAACTGTGTCCCGAAAGGGAGCATCTTTACATTATCGTTGGAGAATGACATTATACATTATACCAATATTTTTAATATTGTTTTATAAGAGTTAAATCTTCAATGGGGATGTATACATGTTCCTTCATATCCCAATCTGCCCCGTACCTGCTAAACTGTTGTCGTTTGTAATGACTAAACTTATCTTTATCATATTCAATAAAATAAAGACCATCAACGAAGTTAAACAGCAGGATACGTCCTTCTGTCAGTTTATTGGCGGTAATCATTGTAGTAGGATATGCACTGTAACGATTGGTTCGTGTCTTAAGTTCGTAGGTGTATTTATCACAGGAGTAGTCATATTTACTGTAGGCTTCAGGCTCTTGATTAATTTCTTTATTAAAATATTCTTGGATTAGTCCTAAACATTTCGTTTCTGCCTCTTTACCAATCTTATAAGAATTAGGGTAATGCACCATTTATACTATAATACCAGATTATTTATTTTTCGTAATATTTACGCAACAATATCTTCCTAAATATATAATGGAACTGAACCAGAAAATGAATACTCCCCTTAGTGATACAGATTTAGAAAAGGGTCTTGGTATACCTGCGAATGGTATAATGAAGTATAGTGAGTTATCTAATTTCAAGAGCATTGATGAACTCCTCCCTTCTGTAGGTTCTTTTAAAGTCATCCTGATAGAGGATAAATGGAACTCAGGGCATTGGGTGGGTCTTGTTCGAGGTAAAAATGAATATCTTTTCTTCAACTCTTACGGCTGTAAGTATGATAGTGATTGGAAATTCGTCCCCCGTATGATGAGGATGATACTGGGAGAGGGGACTAACGAACTTACTCGTCTACTTCGTGATGTTCCTAATGACTGGAACAGAACGAAATTACAGGGAACAAAAACCCAGACATGTGGGAGATGGGTTATTCTATTCTGTTCTATCTGTGGAATGATGGGGTATGACATGCGGGAATTCAATCGGTTTTTAGCCTTAAGGAAAAAGGAAAATCCTAAAATGTCTTACGACCAAATTTGTGTAAAAATGACTGAGAATATATAAAATAAAATGTATTGTTAATATATAATGTCTTGGAATAACGAAGACGTGAGAACTTTGGTACATTCGGGATTGATTGGTGCTGGAAGTGATACGAATATTGTGATTGATAAGATACCTAAAAGTCTTAAAACGGGTATGTGTTTCTTTGGTGGTAAATATCCTGTGGGTCAACAAGTTGAAGCAGGTGATGTTATTCTTGTAGCGGTGTCTCTTTATAATGAAGGTCAAACTGCTGAGGATGGAGATATCTATCATTATCAGTTTACCATTGGAGATAATGCAGTGGCTGAACCAACTTACTATATTGAATTCGCCATGTTTATCCCAAAACAGGGTATGTTGATTGGTGTTTCTACTTCTAACCAGACCGACCAGTATCGTCATCTGGGTAATTTGACGTATAGTGTTTCTGTGGTTCAGTTCTCGTAATTCTTAAGTATCGTGAGGCGTAATAGGCTCGTCTGGTGTCTCGGTTTTTCTCGTAATATTCTTTTTGATACGCCAGTCGTTCATCCCGATGTTTCTTGTAATAGGGTATAGATGGCTCTCTCGGTGTTGGGTCTACTTCTGGCTGTGGAGTTGATGATATTACTTGTTTCTGTTTCTGTACCTGTTTGTATTCGTTGTATGCTTCTTGACTAAATAATTCCTTGACTAATACCACCTTATATTTTTGTCTTGAAATAATATCAAATGACTTCAAGTATTTAGAGTTCTTCTTTTTTTGTAAATAACTTTTATAACCGCTCTCCAAGCGTGTCATGTATTGTTTAATTGAACCCTTGGTTGAACACCGTAAGATATTCCCTGTATGTATACAGACAATATCAAATATTTTATAATGTGTCCTGTAATCCATTTGAATTACTTAATGGATTTTTTTTAATTTCATTTATTTCTACTAATTCATCCAGATTATCAAGACCATTCACCTGACTGGATGTGAAAAGGCTTTCGTATTCACTTAGGCATTGTTGTAAGAAAGCAGACCCCTCTGCAGACCTATTGTGTGGGTGAAGTTTAAGCATCGCATTAATTTTAAGAGCAAGAGTATAAAATGACTTGTAGGACAGTAATTCTGCATCGCTTTTACGTTGTATACTCAGGTATAGTTCGATACTGGAGATGGTTGATACAAGGAGACTAATAATTCCTGTAAGAAGCGACACTGAAGACTGTTCCATGTAATTAGACAGTGAGATAGAGGCAAGAGAGTTGAGACTACTCAATACAATCACGGGGATTTTATAATATTTTAATTGATTGATAAGGGATGTATATTGTTCTTTGTGATGCTGTGACATTAAACCGCAGTTGTGTGATATGTTCTTCAGGACAATTTCAATATCTGTAGTCCATCCTTCTTGTTTTGTTTCCTCAAATGGAGTGTTCATTTATAATCTCTTGATATAATATAAGATGTCTGGTTCATATTACGTTCTAAATCAAAAATACAACACTCTTCAAGCCCAGATTGATAATGGGGGTGGAGGTGGAGGTAACCAGAACATTTATCAAGTGCTGGGAACAGGTAACGATGCTAATGGATTGGGTATAGTTAATGTAGGGGGTGTCCAGTCATCTGGCTTCACTGTTCCTCAAGTTTCCCCGTATTCGGGGAATGCTGTTAATATTAATAGAAATAGTGCTAATTTCAGTGTCAATACAAATGTGGATAATAAACTTACCGTGGGCGGTGATGGTAATATCACCTTACAGGCTCAAAACAAAATAATTCCATATTCCAGTATAACAGTCGCTGATAGTAACCATTCTTCTTTATTGACATCCAACGGACTGAATATTAATGAGGTGAATACATCACACTTAAATGGAACTTCTGGTGGACTTGAAATAAACGGAGGCGACACCAATCTAAATACCAACTTTTTCCGTCTTAACAATGTGTATGGAACTGACGGTCAAGTGTTGACGGCTCTGAACGGAGGGCTTGTATGGGCGAATGCTCCTGCCCCTCTCTACCCACAAGTATTTCAGGCGAGTTCTCTCGCTATACCCTTTACTGGGGATATTAATACTACTATCTCACTTGTTTCCCCAGTCCTTGGACTTTGTCAGATTTCAGGGAGGGTTGAATTGAGGGCAGGACAGCCGACCAATATAGGCGATATAAAACTACAGGTTAGGGACGGTATTACAGTTGTAGCAAATCAATTCTCACAGGTGAATTCACAAGGTTTAGTTACAGATGAATACGCCACCGCCCAAATCCTTTGTATGGTGACTATCTCCACGAATGCTGTCCTGTCTTTTACTCTTTCGAATATTACAGGTGGTGGGTTGTATAATCTGTTTTTAGATATAATACAGTTTTCTGGTTAAATAAAAATGTATAGATATATAAATGCCGTTCAACAATACCCCTATAAAAGTTGAAAACTTAGTGGATACAACTACATATTGTCAGGCTGACGAATATGGTGTTGGTGTTTATTTATCAAATGGTGACCATACTGTAATGAACGCACAATCGACGGTTATTACGAACATCGCTGGTGATACGAATACCCAAACAGCGACCTCCATGAACCTTACGGATATGGCTTCTTCAGGGAACAGCAGTTATTCTTATAACGGGATTAGTATCAACGGAAATGCTGGGACAATGTCTGCCTCACCAACCACATTGTCGGTTCAAAATGGTGTGAATACTGTAAGTATGACTGTGGATGGAACAGTTCAAGTCCAAATTATTGACGCAAACGGGACAACGGATATTAAATCAAATACAATCCAAGTTTTTGACACTAATACAAACGTATGGAGATATTTACCAATTTATCCACTTCCTTCAGAGGATACAACTTTACTTTTATCAACTCTACCCTTTCAACAACAGGTTTTTATCAATGTAGGGAACACCCCTATTACTATTTCAGCCCCAACAGGTTATTCCATTGTCTATCCAAGGACAATCAATCCTGTTAATATTTCAGCCACCTTAAACACTATAGGGCAGTCTATTACATTTGTTTCTGTTTATCCGAACCCCGACCAAATATTTTTAATCCAATCGATAGTAGGCACTGTGGGCGACGCTTCTCCAGATATCGTTTTTACGCCTGTACCTCCTTAGAAAATTGTATTTTTCCAAAAATTAAAATATTACGTTAATTTATAAATGTCTGGTGCGTATAATAATTTCCCTATCCGTGTTGAGGATTTGGCTTTAGGAAACGACCTATACGGTAGATTAGACCAATATGGCGTATACGTGGTAGGTAGCAACAGTGCAACCCCTGCCCCTGTCGCTGCAACTCTTGGTAGTGCTGACTCAAATGTTGAATTACAGATAGTAGAGTCAGTGAGTGCTGGTAATTCATTCACGTCTTTGGTCTCGTCTCGTGCGATGTCGTTGTCAAAATTGGTCTCGTCGGTCAGTTCTTCAATCTTTTCGGCTGGTGTGAATGCTTTGAGTTGGCGTTCTTCGGCTGGGAACTCAATCACCTTGACGGAGGACACTTCCTCACAAATTCAGTTTAGTCAGGCGGATATGCTTATTACGGCGAGTGGTCAGGATATTTTGGCGAGTGACGGAATGAATACTACTTTAGGCTCTTCAGGTCTTGCGACTGTGTTGGACGGCACTGGTGTGTCTGTCGCTGTCCCATTCACTGTAAGTTCTACACTCTTGGACGGTATGTCTTCGGCTGGTTCAGCAGGATATTTGTTGTCAAGCACTTCTACAGGTATTGAGTGGATTTCTCCTCCTTCGGGAACTGGTGCGGTCAATACGGTGGATACTAACAGTGTTGATAACTACCCTCTTACCAGTGGGACATCTTTTCAACTAACAAGCGACGCTACACTCCCTGCAGGTAAGTATTTGGTTCAGTGTAATTTTAGGGTTACTTTTAGTCCTCTTACTGGTGCTGGTATTCAGGAATCGCTTCTTCAGTGTGCTGTATCTCCTGACGGAACGACTTTACAGGCTGTTTCCAGCGACAACACTGTCCGCAATCTCCAAGGTGGTACGGGAACGGATTTCTTCGTTCAGTCTTCATCGGTTGTAACTCTCGCAGACGCAGGAAGTACTTACGGTGTGCTAACTGTGATTTGGACTGGTGGTGCTGGTGGTCTTGTATCTGCTACGGGAACAATCACCTCCACGCTCGTGAATGTCTAAAAATAAAATATCTATAAAATATACAAATGGATAATTACGGCTTCCAAAGATTTAGGGATTTTAAGACGGACGAACTCTGTATCAAGTATTTTGATATAGAGAATCAATTAAAGAAGATTAAGATGTCGTCTACTTCACAGATTAATAATTTAGAATTACAAAAAATGATTATTCAGGGAGAAATCGATAAAAGAAAATCACAGGAAAATGCCCCCACTGAGTAATGGCTTAAGTTTTTTAGTAGGTTTAAATCCGTGTTCTACGGCTCTTAAAAGCCTCACCTGAGCCTGTGCGTTGGCTTTCGTAGTATGGTGAGCGTATTCGTGTCCTGTGTCCTTGTTTTTAACTACGTAATATGAACTATTACGTATTTTCCTAATTACCCAAGGCATTTCTATATTATACCATACGAAAATTAATCTTCCATCTCTGCCTCTCTCGTATCTACAAAGGGGATAGGTTGGTTAAGTATACGTAGTCCCAGCATGTAGTCTGCTGTATGTAGTAGCCCTCTTACGTATTCCAGTTGAGTATTTAATTCTACGATTTGTTTCTTTAACTGTTCTATCTCTTGTAAGGCAGTAGGTAAATCCATTTGTATATCTAAATATATTAGATTTTTTTATTAATATAAATATCTAAGGAAATACTAAATGGAGGACATTCGATTAATCAAGACGATTATAAAGTTAGTTGAAAAAGGTAGGACTAATCTTTCTCAACAGATAGATAAATATCTTATACCTGAACAAAAAGATAAAAAGAACAACGGTGAGGTGTCTACGCCTTATCTACTACGGCAGGAGATGCTTGATAAAATTCCCCTTGATTTCTGGACTGTACCAAGGAAGGTATTTGAGCCTTGTTGTGGTAAAGGTGGGTTTGTGATTGATATCAGGCTAAAAAGATGACTTACCGTATGACTTACCCTTACCATCTTTTTTCTTGTTTGTTTTCTCAGTGTGGTGAAGGTTATAGGTTTCCTTACTGATAATGGTCTCATTTATAATTATTATATATATAATCTGTATTATTTAATCAACGGTAAGCGGTAAGCGGTAAGCGATAGATTTAGGTCGCTGGAATAAAAAAGGGGCTGTTTTTTCATTTCTCTGGAAAAAAAAACGTAAAAAACGTAAAAAATGTAGGATTTATAGACCCCCGATAAAACCCTATCGCTTACCGCTTACCGCTTACCGTTCACTATTACTAACAAATAAAATTGAAGGCTTAAAGATATTTTATTCTATTATAATAAGATGGTTCTGTTGGAGACAAATCGCCAATACATTGCAACTTGGAGGGCTAAGCACCGAGACAAGAACAATGAGTATCAACGTAAGTTAATGCGTGAGAGGAGAAATGGTAAGCAGAAATTACTGTACTCCTACGAACATGTAGCCCGTGTGTTTAGGGCTATCAGGATTTAGGGGGGTTCAAATACTTTAGGGAATTTTTTTAAAACAATTAAATAAAAAATTGATTTAAAAAAAATGTTAGTATAGATTATAAGAATGCGATTCCTCCACAAAGCAACCATTGACATTTCAAAAGTCCCAAAGTATCCAATCTTTAACACGGATTTTGCAGAGGAGATTGACCAGCGATTAGCGAATATTATTGTAGAGGACATTCAGGGTCTTTTGCCACCAGAAAGCAAGGTGGAGTTTAGCAAAATGGTGGCGAGGGTTAATAATGGTGTGTTGCCCGTCAAGTATTCTCCTCGTGTAAAGGGTTATGGACGACGATACGCTGATATACCAAAGGAAACGTTCCCTGACGGTAAACCTAATCCAAATTTTAAGAAATATTACTCAGCGTTGATTTCAATGCCTCGTAAAATCAAGAATACACTATATCATTACCAAGGTTTTCGTGACTACGACCAAGTCAAGGGACACCCTACCATCCTATGCGAAATTGCCAATCGTATTGGCGAGGGTTTAGTACCCACCTTTGAGGAGTTTGTCAAGGCGGGTAGGTTTGACGAGATTGCAAAAGATTTGATTGAGTATCACACTGCAGACCCAGAAAATCCCCTCACCAAGCGTGATATTAAATGGCTGTTCAACAAAACCATTTATGGTGGCGGTTTTAAGCAGTGGGTCAAAGATATTGAGAAGGGAGACGCAAAAAACAATGACCCACCCAAGCCAGTTAAAAATGCCGATAAAAAACACAAGTTTTATGAAGAATTTTACAACGAATCGCAATTCTTAATAAATATGATTTACAATGCCAACAAGGAACTGACGGCAATAGTATGTGACGAAGAATGGATAAAGAAAAAGCGTTTGGAAGACCCTGATATTGATATTTTGTGGTGCAAGAAAAACGCTGTAATGTCTTGCGTATGTGGTATTATTGAAAATGAGATTACTTTCCGAGCGTATGAGTTTGCCTGTGACAATGGAATGTGTGTCAAATACACTGGGTCGTGGGCGTTGGACGGTTTTACGATAAAATACAATGGGTATGACGAGGCTGATATGTTGGAGCGTTTGAATGCCTATGTGCGGGACAAAACTGGTTTCAATCGTGTCAGGTTCATTCGCAAGGAGTTTGACGACGAGGAAATCCTCCACACTTACATTGATATGCGAAACCAAACGCCTGTGGCTCAGCCTGTTCCCTTGGAGGCGGTGGCTGTGGAGGGTAATGAGTATTTGAAATGGAAAACCGAGTTTGAAAAAGAGTGGTGTAAAATCAAGAATACTGCGTCATTTATCCGTGAATACAAAATCAATGGTGTGTTTGATAAGTATGTCATTCACGACGAGAGGCGTTTAGTCTCAGCCTATAAACACGATTGTTACGAAAGGGAATCCAATGGTAAAATCAAGTCAGTGCCTTGTGTAATGGAATGGCTAAGCGACAAAAATATGCGTTGCTATGACGAGGCACAAGTGTATCCACCACCGCTGGTTTGTCCGCCAAACGTATATAATTTGTGGCGACCATTCAAATATGAATCACAACCAATCACCGCTGAAGACCCTGACTTTGATATGGAGGCGGTTAGGCTGTTTGCAGAACATTTGGAGACAATGTGTAATAATGACTTGAGTGTGTCAAATTACCTCTCTTGTTGGATTGCACACGCCTTTCAAGTTCCAAGCATTAAACCAGAGTGTGCCATTACTTTGATTGGCAAACAGGGTGTTGGTAAATCAACAATCACTGGGACAATCAGTCGCCTTATGGGGACTGGTAGAACATTGGAGACCTCCACTCCTGAGAGGGATTGCTGGGGAAACCACAACGCACCAATGACAAATGCCTACCTTGTGATTTTGAGTGAGACCGACAAGAAAAATCTTGGTGTGAACGGCGAGAAGCAACTCAAGAAATTGATTACTGACCACGCAAGGGACGGTGGCTATTTAATTAATCCCAAGGGTCGTGACCAGTTTGGTATAAACTCTTATCACCGTGTCATTCAGGATACAAACAGTGCTGACCCTACTATCACAAGCGAGGACGACCGCCGAAACCTGATTATCCGCTGTAGCGACGAAAAGAAGGGGGACACTAAGTATTTCACAGCATTGTATGAGGCATTAGAACGTCCAAATGCGTTGCGTTCCATATACTGGTCGTTCCGTACAATGGATATAAGCGACTGGGATTTCCGTGATATTCCAAAGACTAAATACCACAAGACGATTATTGAGGGAAATCGAAACCCTCTGGAGACCTTCATGGAACATTTCACTATCCTCCACAAGGATAAGGAATTTGTGGATTATTTCGGTAAGGATATGCTTACACTATTCAAATCGTGGCGAGAGAAAACCAACTGTGCATATGGTGAAAAACTGAGCGACAGTACTCTTATCACCCACATTCAACTCCAACTAAACCTTAACGAAAACGTGATTACAAAACTGCCACGCTCCTCGGCGGGACAAAAACGGCGGTACTCTATCGGTTTACTCAAAGACCACTTTAACTTGACAAACGACCTCATTACTGAGATTGAGAATCAAGACACTGACGAAAATTCGGTGACCAGTAGCGAGGAATAGATTGTTTAGGTGGATTTTCCCTCAACAGTGTAGGGGTAAGCCCCCATATTTTTTGTCAAACTTCCTGCATTTTTTTGTAAAATTTTACAAAAAAATGGAAAAAAATTTCAAGGGACAGGAAAACCGACCCTACACCCCTACACCCTACACTACCCCTACACTGACTGACTTTTTTTTTTATAATTTCTTATATAAAATCCTTACCTATTACAGTGTCATTTTATTATATATATCTTTTTTTAATGGTAAGTGTAGGGGTGTAGGGTAGTGTAGGGGTGTAGCCCAATTGTATTACAAATTTTTTTTTTTTTTTTTTTTTTAAAAAAAAAAAAAAAATTTTTTAA